AAGCACGTTAAGACAATCCAAGGTAATGGTGGCAACCGTTTCCCTGCTGTTGGGGCATCAGAACTTATTGATCACAGAGTAGGCGGTGTATCTAGGTTGCCCAAGTTCGTTGTTACCTATGCCATAGCTAACGCGGCTAACAACGGATACTCGCAGCAAGACAGAGTATTCATTGGTGGCAGTGACACACAGTACAATGCTCAATCTGGCATCACCATAAGCTGGGATCTTGTTAACCTACACTACCGCCTGGGAACAAATGCGGCTGGGTTTACCATTATGTCTAGGACAAATGGCAACTCTATTAACATTGCCAATGATATAAACTGGCTCCTCACGTTCGACATATACGCCTAAAAAGGATTATCCCTATGACCAATGTACCAATTAGAGGTCTTGGCGGTACTGGTGTTATAACTGATGTTGGAACATATAACCTACCAGTAACAGCGTTTACCCGAGCCAAGAACGTAAGGTTTAACAATGGATCTACAATAGCTGGGCCCGTGTTCCGTCCAGCCATAGGTCCACCTTTAAACCAAAGCTCGTCTAAGGAGCCCAAGCATATCTTTACTAGGGCAAACTGGCTTAACACCGGACATGACCAGGTATTTGCCGTAAATAAAGCTTTTAATTTCTTTTACCCAAGCTCAACCAACAGCTCTTGGACGCAGGCCAGCAATGCCTACACAGTAGATTCTGAGTTAAACATAACAAGCTGCAAACTTGCCGACTGCATCTACATAAACCGCGCTGACCAGGTGCCGTTGGTATGGCTGGCATCAGCTTCTGGTTTTACTATTGCCGCTCTTGCTAACTGGCCGTCAAACTATCGTGCCAGTGTTTTAAGGCCATACGGAGACTTTCTGTTTGCACTTAACACAACTGAGGCCGGCACCAACTTTCCAAATCGAGTAAGGTGGTCTGACCCAGTAGTAGCTAACTCCATTCCAACAACCTGGGATGCAGCTGATGTGACAAACTCTGCAGGCTTTAATGACCTGGTTGAGATGCAAAGCCCTATAATCGATGGTGCAAACCTGGGGTCCAATTTCATTGTATTCTCTAGTGATCAAGTTTGGTCAGTACAGTTCGTTGGCGGCACCTTTATATTTCAGTTCTCTAAGATCTTCGATGATGCTGGGGTCATATCAACAGACTGCATCGTTAATGTAGAGCGCCGCCTGTATGTGTTTGATGCAGATGACATATACATGACTGATGGCAACACACGTACATCTATATGCGATGGGCGCGTGCGTGACTATATATTCAAAGGTATTAACAAAGGTAGAGCTGACGCCTGCTTTGCTTTTCACAATGAGAAGACTGAGGAAATTTACTTCTGCTACAACAGCCAGGATGACATGGTTGGCATCAAGGATCCAGAAGGACGCAGTGATTACACAAAATGCAATAGAGCTGCTGTTTACAATTATTCTGAAGACAACTGGACATTCCAGGATATGCCTAATGTTGTAAGCCACACTGATGCTAATCTTAATACGACCAGCACCTACGCAACCCTAAGTGGTACTTATGCCAACATGGGTGGCTCTTTCTTAGACCAGGAAAGCCCTTTTAAGCAGCATCCGTTTGTTATGAGTGTCAGCGGTTATTGGCTTGGGACTGAGCACCGAGAGCCCAATGGGGATATACTTCCGGATGCTGCAGGCAGGGTTAACGCAGATAGGGTCTATGGTATTGACCAGGTAGATGGTGGCTCCATTGGTACACCTTATGATACGAATGTTTCTTTGCCTATATTCCTTGAGCGCCAAGGGCTAGATTTGGATGAGATGGGCACGTCACTGAGTGACTATAAAGTTATCAATAAGTTGATGCCTCAGATATCCTCTACGAACTCGGATGCTAACTTTACATTTACTTTTGGCGCCACGGATACCCCGAATACGAGTGCTAACTACGAAGCAGCCGTCTCATTCAATAGCACTACAGACTATAAAGTTGATACCCGAATGAGCGGTAGATACCTGAGCTATAAGCTTGGCAGCACTCTTAAGGATTTTGTGTTCTCGGGCATGGACGTTGAAGTCGTTGTCACGGGGAAACGCTAATGTCCTTGTCAGATAAAACTAACGTCCTGGTACAAAAATATATACGCAAGCAAGCACCCACGTTGCCAGCAGCCGATCAGCACCAGTACCTTCAAGATGAGCTTAGTGGGATAGAAAGAAGCACTGGAACCCTTGCTGAAGCAAGCATCCAGGTTACAGATGTGGCCCCTACATCTCCTCGCAAAGGTATGGTGAGATATGCCATCAGTCCCTGGAACCCCCTGAGCAATGGGTTCAGTGGACTTGTTGTGTACTCAGGCAGCGCATGGGTCTCTATCAGTGGCACTACAAGTTTGTCTGGCAAGACATACGCAGATTTCGTTTAAAAGGATACAGAAATGGTATTACCATTAATAGGCGCCCTAGTTGGCGGTGGCCTTGCCTATGCAGGCTCAAAGAAGCAATCAGATGCCGTAAACAATGCAACAGAAGCAAACATGGCTGGCTTCAAGCAGTATCAGCCTTACGTGGATGAAAACCTTGCTAGAAGTGAAGGCGCGCTTAACAATGTCTTAGATCAGGGTGTATACACTGGCGATACCTACGCAGGCCCCAACCAGGACCAACTACAGACTGTAGACAATATGGCAGGCCGTGGCGGATATCTGCAGAACGCTGGTTTTAAAGCCATGGCAGATAATGCTGGCTTTGGTCAGAACTACAATGACCTCTATGGGCAAAGCCAGGGCCTATACGGACAGACACAGGATCTCTACGACCAATCGCGGGGCATCTACGGTCAAAATCAAGATCTCTTTGGTATGAACCAGGGTCTAGCTGGGCAGTTCCAGGGGCTCTCAGATGGTGCAAAAGCTGATAGACTTGCTACCGCAAACCAATATGCCGTCGATAACAGTGGAAGCTTAGTTGATGCTGCTATGCGGGATGACCGTCGTAATTTAATGGAAAATACACTGACCGGCATCGATATGGCTGCGAGTGGCACGGGAAACACAAACAGCTCCAGGGCTGGAGTTGCTAATGCCATTGCCAATCGTGGTTATGACGATAGGCGCGCTGATGTATCCATGGGTATCCAGGACCGTCTTGTAGATCGATCCCTGGCTAACCAGGCAAGGCAGTTCTCTGACCAGAATGCGGCTCTGCAGAACGTCGGAACAACCTACAATAACATGGGCAACAACCTGACTGGCGCATCGAGTGCCCTCCGAGGATCTGGTGGGTTTTTAGGAGACAGTGCCAACATGCTTACAAACGCTGGCAACATGAACCAGGGCATACAGTCTGCCTACAACACCGGACTCAACACTTTGGGCGAGGGTGCCAACTTTAGTATGAATGCCGGCAACACGCAGCAAGGTTTTGACCAGGCGGCACTAAATGACGCCCAGATGCGATACAACAACGAGCGTGATTTTAATATGAATCAGATACAGGGCTACCAGTCAGGTATCTTAAACCAGGCTCCAAATAGCATGAGCGTGTCTGCAAATACCGTTAATCCATACAAAGATATGATGGGCGGCGCCATGCAGGGATTTGGGTACGCATCTGATGCTGGGTATAGCCCTTATTATAATGCCCAAAACTCTATGTTTAATCCTCTCTTTGGCGGGTCATCTGGCCTCGGAATTATGGGGGCATAGAAACAATGACAAACGCAGTACAGGAATTAATTGCAAACCCAAATTTTCAAATGGAAGCCAGGAAGGTAGGTTTACCGCCTGAGCAGTATTTCCAATCTTTAGACCAGCAAGCAAAAGTTAGACTCCTGTTCCCACAGCAGTCGGCACGCAGTGGAAGTACGCCACCCCCTGGCTCACACAGGATGCCAGATGGAAGTGTGATGGCAAACAGCCAGATGCAGCCAGCTCCTACGGGCGAGGCTTCTGGCGCAGGATTATCTAGCCAGTTCCCCGTTGGCGACACGCGACGTGTGCCATCCTTTCCAGAGTTTGACCGTCGCATGAAGCCCCCAGCTTTACAGCAAGTAAGTAAAAATCTTACGGCACCACCAGCTCTGCAAAACCTAAGTTCTACAGGGCAAGGTGGGGCACTGTCCCTGGGTAGCTCCGCTTCCCGTCCAACTGCAAATCGTCGTGGATCAAAGATGCCATTTGCCAAGATTGGCATGGGCGAAACCTTAGTTCGCATGGGTGGAGCCCTCGCGGGTGCTGATGGATCCCCAGCGGGCCAGCAAGCAATGGCTGAAGCATATGCTGGTGTGAAAGACTACAACCGAGGTGTTGACGCCTCTAACTATAGCGAAGCCCAGCGCCTTGCCGAGTTGAGGGTAGCTGACGCCGCCGCGAAGACTGACAAAGACGCTTTTAAGCCTGACAGCGAAGCTATTGGAAGCTTGCGCGTGGGCATGTCCAAGTTGCGTGAAGCCTTAAAAATTGTGCGAGGTAGCGACGGTAGTCTTACAGGCAAAAACCTATCGGCTCTTTGGTCTAAAATAGATGGCAAGGTTAGGGGTAATAAGAACGAAGCAAGCCGCATGTTCCTCAAAGAAATTGGCCTCGATGTTATCATGGACCGCATTGCACAAACTAAAGGTGCTATCTCAAACAAAGAAATGGACCTATTTGCTGCGCCAGTACCAGACGTTGCTTGGACACAGGAAAGCGTGTGGGAAGCTTGGATG